TGTTGACTCCCAGAATGACATCTCAATGCCGGGCTCGTTCAACAAGACGCTAAGTGAGAACATTGGCCGCATGAAGTGGTTTCTCAACCATGACACCACCCAACTGCTCGGTGTGCCCCTCGAGGGAGCCGAGAAGGACGGTAACCTCGTCATGGTAGGTCAGCTGAATCTGCAGAAGCAGATAGGGCGCGACACACTCGAGGACTACAAGTTGTATGCGGCAGCAGGACGCACGCTGGAGCACAGCATCGGTGTGCAGGCTGTGAAGCGCGACAAGAACGACCATCGCAAGGTGCTTGAGTGGAAGATGTGGGAGTATTCTACGCTGACCTCATGGGGCAGCAACCCTCAGACCTTCCTCGTTGGCATCAAGAATGACAATCCCGGTACTGTTGCGGATAACATCGCGTTCATCCGTCAGGCACTCAAGATGCGCTACACGGACGAGCGCCTAAAACAATACGAGATGAGACTTGACATGCTTAACAAGGCGCTTGAGGGCGCAGTAGTAGTGACCTGTCCCCATTGCGGGATGGAGTTCGTGTGGGACGATGCCGAACGTCACACCTACGACCAGGAGGTGCTGGACACCGCGAACCAGTACTTGCGTTGGATTACTGAGGGCATCGTCCGTGAGGAGATGAGTAAGCTGAAGCCCGAGATCCGCGCCGCAGTGCTTGCCATTCTCGACCCAATATTAAGCAAGTGCGACGGCAGCATCAACACCGGCATGGTGGAGAAGTCGCTGAGTGACATCGGCGAGTATGCTTACTGTCCAAATTGCTATTCAAGAGTTTACAATTCGAGTATCATGCTTGAGCAGTCCACTCCAGCCGCCATGAAGACCGAAGACGAGCCGTCAGATGATGACACTCGTGACGAGGAAGAGGAGGAACAGGAGGAGAAAGCCGCCAATAGCACTTTCTTCGGAAGCCTCAACGCTGTAATCGACAAACACTAACCATTTAAATTGTTTTTTTGTATGAAGGTTAAAAAATCCGATTTTGGCTACAACCTTGACAACATCAAGGACGCCGAGCAGAAGAGCTTCATGGACAACATTCTTGGAACAATGGTTGACGTCGTTAACAAAGCTAACGAAGGCCTTATCTCCAAGGAGGACATGACTGCACAGTTTGACGCTATCAACGACAAGCTGAAAAGCTATGACGCAGAAAAGTTCGACCAACTTTGCAAGGACAACGAAGAACTGCGTGAGATGCTCAAGAAGAGCATGGATGTAATCGCCAAGGCACAGGAGAAAGGTCCTGCCGCAATGGAGGTAGTAAACAAGTTTGATGAGAAGCTGAACGCTATGTTCGAGAGCGAGAAATTCCAAGACTTCGTAGAGGGCCACACTCGCAAGAGCGGCGCTTTCGAGGGATTCTCTCTGAAAGACATTGTAAGCATCACCGCCAATGGTCTTGACACTGCAAACTACACCGGTGACAACCTCATCAGCCAGCAAGATCAACGCTATTTCAGCAAGTACAACAATGCCAAACTTCACATGCGTGACGTTCTGAGCGTTGTACAAGGCGACCCACAGTTCCCCAACTACACCTTCGGCCAAGTGGACAGCGTAGACCGCAACATCCGCTTCGTCACTGAGAACGGCGAACTCCCCGAGAGCGCATTCTCTTTGAAAGAGGTTACCGCCAACACTGTACGTATTGGTACTCACATCAAGGTTTCTAAGCGCATGCTCAAGAGCCGCATCTTCCTGCGCTCTTACCTGCTTGCTACTCTTCCCGACCGCATCTACCTCGCTGAGGACTGGAACATCCTCTTCGGTGACGGAACAGGCGACCAACTGAAGGGTATCGCTAACCAGACTGGCTGCACTCCAGTAGAGACCATCATCGGCAGTGCCGTTGTCAGCATCTCTGCCGGCGGTATTGATTCGTTCACTTCTTACAACAGCGGTGCCGACACTATCGTCACCTTCGCTGCTCCACAGCCTGACATCCTGGAAGGCATGAAGATTACATTCGCATCTTCGGGTGTAAGTGCATTCAACACTACCTTCGATGTAATCAAGATGAACGACCGTCAGATTCTCGTTAAGGGCGGTGCTTACAATGCCAGCCTCACAGCTGCCGCCACCACCGCTACCGTTAAGCATGGTGCTTACAAGAGCATCGCTTATCCTAACAACGCTGACGCAATCAACACCATCTTCGCTGTTATGAACTACGCTCAGTACAGCCCAAGCGCTATCGTGCTGAACCCAATCACCGTGAACACCATCATGGCTGAGAAGGACACCACCGGCCGCAACCTCGGTCTCGTTGTTTCTGGCAATGGTGTTAAGTACATCAACGGCATCCCAGTTATTGAGATGAACAGCATTCCTGTAGGCAAGTACCTCGTTGGTGACTTCCGCAACGCTGCCAACCTCATTGACTACACCGCTCTCACCCTTGAATGGGCAGAGGATGTTGACACCAAGCTGAAGAATTATGTAGCCCTCATCGCACAGGAAGAGGTTATCTTCCCAGTTTACATGCCTTGGGCATTCAGCTATGGCTCTCTTGATAGTGTTAAGACTTACATCACAGCAGACTAATCATGAGCACAGCTAACGATAAGATATATGCCGTTTCAGGCGCCGCAATGAGCCGTATTCTCCAAGAGAATCACATCCGTGAGGCCATTGGCGACATCAACTTCGTTGAGCTGCGTGACGTGAAAGCAATGGTGGTCATTGACCCATCACAGGCTACCGTAGTCGTTGGCAATACCGTGACTCTCAAGGCGACTGTCCTCCCCGAGGGCAGCACGGTCACTTGGGATTCCAGTGTCAAGGCCAAGGGTACAGTCAGCAGCAAGGGTGTAGTGACAGGTGTAGCTGCCGGTTCTACCGTCATCACCGCGTCAATCACCGTTGGTGGCACCACCTACACAGATGTCTGCAACGTAACAGTTAACGCAGCATCTTAAGCCATGAAGTATGTTTTTTCAGGTCAAGCACTTGACAAGGTTCTTCTTGAGAACCGCATCCGCATAGCGAGGGGGGAACTCGTTGTTACCCCCCTTGTTGAAGCGGAAGCCGTCGAGGACGTGAAAGACGTTCCTGCCGACACCAAGGAAGTCCAAGTGGAGGACAAGAAGAAACCTGTCAGCAAGAAGAAAAGCAAGAAATAAACTAATGATATGAACCTCATAGACTGCTCATACTTTTACACAGGTCCGCTGGCGATAATGAATGCCCAGCAGACTGACGACCTCGACAACAACGCTGCCGAAGTACAGGAGTGCATAACTGCCTACATTGAGCGCTATCAGTACGAGTTCGTCTCGCTGATGGTCGGTGACGTGCTGTCCGCTTCCATTGAGAGTTATCTCGCTGAGTTGGAGGAGGACGAGAACGCCATTGACGCCGACATGGATGAGTTGTGCTCGCAGTTGCGTCTGCCATGCGCCCACTATATCTACTACAAGATTGCGGGTGACGTGAACCAGCAGATGACGATCACCGGGCTTCAGCTGCTCAAGAGTGCCAACACGACTCAGAACACTCGCCAGCGCATGGTGCGTGTTTGGAACGACATGGTGGCCCTCAACGAGAAGTTTGTTGCGTGGGCAGAGGAGAGCGACTTTGAGGTTTACTATCATGAGTTTATGCTTAACCCCATTAACCAGTTCAACCTATGATGGACCAGATAGAGGAGATATTCAGAAGTGTGGTGGAGACGGTGGCCGATTCGGTGACCATCACCAAGACCAAAGCCGACGGCACCACCGAGGATGTTGAGGGTATAGACATCAACTATATCTTCGGCTCGGCTCAGTATGTGAAGGACGTTCTTGACGTGCGCTCAAAGGGCAGCAGGTCTATGCCGGTGAAGTTCCCTCTGATAGCATTGCAGACCCCGAATGTAGTGACTGTTGACTCGGGTGACTATCAGTACAAGACGAAAATCAACCTCATCATCGCATGCTCATCAAGGAAGGAATGGAGTAATGAAAAGCGTATGGAGACCTCATTCAAGCGTGTTTTGTTGCCTATCTACGAGAAGTTGATAGAGGTTTTGTTGGATGACACCAGGTTCGACTGGAGTTATGGTCACGTTGAGTATGTCCCTCATACGATGAGCAAGAACTTCGATTACGGCCGGTACGGTGCTTTGACACCCAACGGCGAAGAAGTGAGCGAGCCGATTGACGCAATCGACATCCGCTCGCTGGAAATAATTGTTAACAATCAAACCTGTAGATAATATATGTCAAGAATTAGAACATGTGCCAGCAACAATTTCTTCACTGGCCAATCCGTATGTGAGATTGACTATGACAAGATCAAGTCGGTCATTCTCATGAAGCATGGTGTAAAGTTGACTTACACTTCTGCCGAGACTATCCGCACAGCTTGCCATGCCGATGCCCCAAACCGCGCCTACGGTTTCCCTGTTATCATCAACTGGGAACCCAACGGAGGCGAGGCTCAGACAAGTCAAGTAGGTTATGGTCCTACTTACTACAACGGCATGAGCGCACGCAACGATGCTCTCACCCTCGACAAGTTCCGCCACTACATTCGCGCTTCAATCTTGAAGAACGTGGAGGAGACTTTCGACATGTACATCATCGACAAGATGAACAACATCTATGGCCTCAACGATGGCACCGATACCCTCGCCGGTATTCCTGTAACCATTTATCCAAGTGGCAACGACCACCCAGGCGCAAGCGACAAAGAGTCACTTGTTTTGAACGTTGTTTACGAGGATGTTGAGGAATATATGATGAATCTCGACGTTGTCCATGTGGACTTCCGCGTCTCTCCAGCTGTCTATGGTCTTATGCCTTGCACCCTCGAGGAAACCACGACAAGCGGAGCTTACAAGCTCGTTGAGTATTACGGCAAGGGTGACGCCACCGCCAAATACGGCACAGCCCTCGCTACTGCGGCAGCCACCGCGATGAACAATGTCACCGCAGCCACCTACAACGCAACCAGCAATGTGCTTGAGTTGACAGTGTCTTCGGGTCAGACCCCATCGCTTAAGGCAGCCTCTGCGCTCTGCGGTGCTGGCATTTACGGCATCGAGCCCTATTCTGCATCATGATAATTGATGGAGTTACCTTCGTTGAGGAGGAGTGCAAGAAGATGAGCGAGGAAGAGTTCAAGACTCAGATGGGCAAAGTCTTCTGGCAAGACCGAGACGAGGAGACAAGGGAGAAGATGCTGGCGGACGCTTACTCCCGAATAAAAGGGACGGGCAATAAGAGACCCCGCAAGAAATGACCCAAACGAAAGGGCACGCCGCCATGAGTGACGTGCCCTTATATTTTTCTCATTATGACGATAGAGGAAGCAAGAGAGCGCATCAGGCGCATCAAGGACGGCTTCGAGGAGGAGGTTGTCAAGTGCATGGGGGAGAACTCCCATGAGATGGTTGTCGATGTCCGTGAGCAGCTGTACAGCGGTATTGACGGAGAGGGCAACTCGCTGTCACCGTCTTATGACAGTGACCCGTATTTCCAAGACCCTCGTGCAGGATACTATGACGAGGATGCCTCGCAATGGGTGAACTGCTACCGTCACCCCGAGAGGTACATAGCATGGAAACAGAGGATAACACCACCGGAAAGCAGTCAGCGCCTCAACCTCCCTGCAAGGCCGGACAGCGTTCCGAACCTTTTCATCGTCGGCACCTTCCATCAGTCCATAGACGCTAAACCCACAGCGAAAGGTGTGGAGATATTCACGTTCGGATGGGACGGCGGTCCTTCGGTGGAGCGCAAGTACGGCTCGCAGATCTTCGCCCTGAGCGAGAACGCAGTCGAGCATTTCAACACGTCATTCTTGTGGCCATGGCTCAAGTCATGGATAGATAGCCTATGAGTTGCAGATGTGTACAGGCGCAGTGGTTGAGAGACCTTGCAAGACAACGTGACCTTGCCAAGAAGACAGCCGTGATGCTTGGCAAGACGCAGGTTCTCTACCGCAAGGAGGACGGCACGTTCTGCTTCGGCAGTGAAGACAGTGAGATTAAAGGAGAAATAATAGAAATCATAACGCAGTATTGATATTATGGCAAACGAGACATTGATTACCGACCTTGTCGCACAGGAGGCGATAGACCAGCTGAACCAGTTGGACAAGGCGATGGAGGGTACACTTGAGCAGTTCAAGGACTGTGCGAAGGAACTCGCCAAAGGATTGAAGATACCGGTGGAGGTCACAGGCGATGTGGACAAGTTGAAGACACTGACAGCCACAGTGATGAAAGACGCGTCGCAAGCGACAGCGCAGCTGAACTCCCAGTTGGAGAAACAGCAAGAGGTTGTCGCCAACACCACCAACACCATCAGCCGTCAGTTGGCTGAACAGGAGAAACTCAACAAGGTGAACCGTGATGCCTTCCAACAGGACAAGGAGGCACAGCAGTTGGCGCATGAAGTGCTTGGTGCACGTCAGCAGAACTATGAGCTGCTTGCGAGGTACACCGCTGAGATGAAGAAGAACAAAGACGAGCAGAAGCGACTCAACGAGCAAGAGAAGATGGGCATGGTAACCACAGAGGAAGCCATCCAGAAACGCGCCAACTTGATGGCTGCCTATGACAAGGCCAAGGTTGCCGCTCAGGAGTTGACACGCCAGCTGACTGCAGAGAACAAGGAGGCGATTGCCGCATCAGGTTCTTACAACCAGTTGTCGCAGAGACTTGAGCGACTCAAGCAAGCGCAGAAACAGCTCAACGAGGAAGAGCGCAAGAGCGACAGGGGCAAGGCTTTGGAGGCAGAGATTCAGAACCTCGATGCCCACTTGAAAGACCTTGCCGCTGATATGGGCGAGCATCAGCGCAACGTCGGCAACTATGCCGTTGCGGGACAGAGCATGCGCACCACCTTGCGTGAGATGACGGAGGAGATTGCCAATCTGACGATGCAGTACCAAGAGCTGTCCAACGAGGAGCAGAGAAGTGATGTCGGCATGCAGTTGCGTGAGAAGATCACTCAGTTGACAGAGCAGGCCGGAGCCTATCGTGATGTCATCATGGACGTCAAGGACAGCATCAAGGGCAGCGCGAGCGACACACGCTGGCTGGACACAATGGTTGAGACAGGACAAGTCATGGTCGCATCGTTCGGCCTCGCCAAGAGTGCATGTGTTGCCCTCGGAATGAGTGAGGAGAGCCTTCAGCAGTCCATGCTGAAGGTGCAACAGGCGATGCAGGCTGTCCAGGCACTGCAGGTCATTCAGAATGCCATGCAGAAGCAGAGCAACATCATGAAGGGCATTGCGATTATCCAGTCCAAGGCACTTGCCGCAGCCACCGCATTGGAGTCGAAAGCGACCACACAGGCCACAGGAGCCACCGTTGCTCAGACAGTGGCGATGAAGGCGTTCAACGCGGTGGCAAAAGCCAACCCTTACGTTCTGCTTGCCACAGCAATTCTCGCAGTTATAGGCCTTATTGTTGGCTACACTGCTGCAACGAAAGATGCCACAGAGGCTGACGAGGAGGCAGCGGAGGCAGCAAAACTGCATAGGGAGAGTGTTGAGCAGATGGCGCAGACTTATGCCCAGAATGCGGCAGAGCCACTTGCCAAGCTGCAGTTGCTTCGTGAGCAATGGAACGCTCTCGGCAATGACCTCAACGCAAAGAGGAAATTCCTTGTTCAGAACAAGAAAGACTTTGAATATGTCGCTGATGCAGCCGGCATGGCAAAGGATGAAGTCAACAGCCTTAATGGCGTTGAGAACTTATTCGGGAGGAATTATCCTAATGTTGTCAATGCCATCAAGAGACGTGCAGAGGCTATGGCAGCATATGCGAACATGATTCACTACACATCTATCAAGCTCCAAGAAATTGACAAGGTATGGCTGAATGCCAAGTATGCCACTGCCAAGGCAGGACAGAAAGTCGCTGTAACCCATACAAACGCAAAGACTGCTGCTGGAGGTATTGGTGTCAACGGCTTCTCTGCTGAGGAGTTGAAGGCAATCGGCAACAACACCACTTATGAGGGCGGTTTCTTTGAAGGTTCTTTCACTCTCACACAGAAGGGCGCAGACATCATCAACAAGATGCGTAATGAGGCAGCCATCAATTCAGCGAGGGACCAGGTGAAGAAGATAGAGGCGCAATTTGACCCACTTATCAAGGCTTCTGCGGAAAGGTTCATCACCAATTCCAAATATGTCGCACCGGCAGCCACTGGCGGAGGAGGCACCTCTAAAGGTTCTCCACGAGGCGGTTCCAAAGGAGGGCGCTCACGGGGCAGTTCATCAAGTTCTTCAGATGCGAAGTCAGAAGAAGAGTTGCAGAATGTCCTTATTGACATCCTCATAGACGCCAACAAGCGCAGGACAAAAATCGTGGAGGAATATTCCGAAGAGTGGAAAGAGATAATGAAGGTTTCCATTATGGAACAGAAGGACAAGGAGATTGCCGAGAACAAGGACAAATACAAGACCTTCATGGCAGATCTAAAGAAATCGCTTGAGCAAGGGAAAATCACCCAAGAGCAGTATGATGTTAAGGCGAATACGGCAAAGGAGTTGTTCACTCAGCGTGGCAAGGCCATTCAGAAGGCTTATGCCGATGAGGTCATGAAAGTTGATGATGATGTCGCAAAGCATGAGGCGCAATTGGCGCAAAAGGCAGCAGAAGACATCGCCAAGAAGGCAGAGGATGAGATAGAAGTCCTTAATGCGAGAAATGCTGAAGAACTCGAGAACCGCAGACAGCAATACCTTCAGGAACTCGAGGCTGCCAAAGGCAACGCTAAAGAGGTTGAGAGGGTCAAAAAGGCTTATGCTGATGACGTTAGGCGTATTGAGCTCAACAATGCCGTAGAGACTGCAAAGACAACCGTATGGTATCTTGAGCAGTCACTTCAGAAGGAGGGCCTATCTGCCACTGATAGGGAAAACATTGAGAAGAAACTTGCTGAGGCGAAGATTGCCCTCAACAAGGCAGTCCTTGACAGCACCGAAGACACTGTAACCAAACAGACAGATGCAGAGAAGGCTGCCGCAGATAAGCGCAAAGAGTATTTTGACAAGTGGCAAGAGGGTCTTCAGAAGGT